ATACCTGGACGGCAGTTGGTGTTGGAGGATCGGTTTTCGGTGGAATTGGTATTAACACAACTCAATTGGTCAGTAGATTCTCCCAAAGTTTGGAAGATATTAATGATGTGACATCAACAAATGTACGTCTATATGCAGTTGGAGATGGTGGTTTAATTATATCGTCTCTGGATAATGTGGTTTGGGAAGTTCTTTCTCCACCATCTACACAGAACTTTAATAAAATTATTAATGTTTCTGGTACTTTGGTAATTGTTGGTAATAATGGCGTAATAATTAAATCTGTTACTCCTACATCATTTATTTTAGTTAATAATAATCTTGCTGGAGTTGATCTAATTGATGTTTACTATCTTGAAGGTCTTTATGTCGTTTTATCTTCTACTGGAGATCTGTATTATTCTTTTGATCTATCCACTTGGATTTTAAGATCAACAAACCAAACCAAGTTACTTAGAGACATTATTCTAGAACTTTCTGTTGGGTTGGAAGGAAAAGTGATATCAGTTGGAGTTGGTACAATCATTGCTTCTTCACCAGTGTTTAACCAAGCAACGGCAGTTTCTTCTGTCACTGGTGGAGGTGTTACATCAATTCAATTGACTAACGGTGGTTTCGGATATTCTCCTTCAAATCCACCGCCAATTCTAATAGAAACTGATTATGCAAAAACTGAAAAGATAAGATCATTTAAAGCCGTAGGTGATTTTGGATCTATTATAGGAATTACAACTTATGTTGCTGGAAGTGGTGGAATTGGAACAACATCTCCAAGAATAGACTTTACATTAAAATCTGATACTTATGATAATAGTACTTTGGGAATAGGATATTCATCTCTCAATAGTTACGGAGTAAATTATTCGCAACTTTCCAAAGGAGATTATTTTGTCATTACAGATAGTAATGTAACTGTTGGACATGCTTTGACCGGCATCACCACTTTCTTGGGTGGTATGTCAAATTATCCGGCGTCTAAAGTGGGAACAGCTGGATCCTTTATTGATGGTGTCTATCGTGTTGAATCAGTCACGCCTCAATCTTTAGGTATAGTGACAGTAACATGTCACTTTGCTCCTATTGAGGGCGCATTTGGTAGTTATGTAAGTGTTTATGCAAGAGGCGATTCTAATGGGGGAATAGGAACAAATGGATTCTATGGTAGATATTCATGGGGTAAAATCTATGATTATCAAAATAGAAGTCTAACGAAACCGGAAACCTTTAATGTATATAATGATAATGGAATAAGTGGAATATCAACAAACCCACAGATCTTCAGAACAAGAGGTCTGTAAATTTTAAATAAATAACTAAAAAGTTTTAATCAAAATGCCTGCAATTATATCAGATCAATTTAGAATATTGAATGCTGAAAATTTTGTTAAAAATGTAACTGGTTCTGCCAGCACTACTGATAAATACTATACTTTTATTGGACTTCCTAATAGTAATTCTGCAGAAGCTGGAGGTACTAATACTTGGAGTATTAGTACTCCCGCTCCACTGGATGGATTTAAGGAAGAAAATCAAATAAAAGAAACTGTCATTGCTATGAAACAGATTACACCTCAGGATGTAAGAAGACTTGTTCGTAAGGTTGAGTGGGTTGCGGGAAATACTTACGAAATGTACAGACATGATTATACAATTTATAATCCTAGTCCAGTATCAAGTTCTAGTTCTTTATACGAATCAAATTATTACATAGTCAACTCTGATTTTAGAGTTTATGTTTGCCTTCAAAACGGAACTGACCCAGAAAATCCAAAAGGTCGTCCATCTTATGACGAGCCAACTTTTGTTGATTTGGAACCTAGAGTTGCTGGAACTTCTGGAGACGGTTATATTTGGAAATATCTTTATACAATTAAACCATCTGAAATTGTAAAATTTGATTCAATAGAATATATTCCTGTTCCCGAAGATTGGGGACTTCAGGGAGAAAGTATTTCTACTAAGAATAATGCTATAGATGGCAAAATTGAAGTTGTTCTTATCAACGACAGAGGATCAAGTTACCAACCGATCTCAACTTCATTCTCTAACGTTCCTATTCTAGGTGATGGCGCAGGAGGAAAAGCCACGGTAACAATTGACTCTTTCGGAAAGGTCTCTGAAATTATCGTTACAGAAGGTGGATCTGGATATACTTATGGAACAGTTCAGTTATTCCAAGGAGCTCCTGGCTCTGAAACTGGTGGGCCCATCAATGCACTAACAAATACGGGAATAGGCACAACATCTAGAGCATCATTCAATGTTATTATACCTCCAAAAGGTGGCCACGGATATGACATTTACCGAGAACTTGGTGTTTATAGAGTTCTATTATATTCTAGGTATGAGACTTTAGAGAGTAACCCAGACGTTATATTGGGAAATGACTTTGCTAGAGTGGGAATAATGAAAAATCCCACTATACCTAATAGTACAACACAAGTTTTAGATGTATCTCTTGTGAGTGGACTTGAGTCTTTGAAATTATCTGGAGTTACAACCAATACAACATATGGTGTAGACTCAATAATAAAACAAACAGTCGGTTTAGGATCTACCGCAATTGGATATGTAGCTTCTTGGGATAATATAACTGGGGTTTTAAAATATTATCAACCAACTGGATTAGCTTCTAGTGAAACTGGTTATAAAGTTATCAAATTTACTTCAAATCCGGATGTTGGATATGGAACAACAATAGAATGTTCATCTATTATTGGACCAGCGTTGTCTATCAATACGGACTTTAACGGTATTACTACCACAATAAATAATAAGATATACCAATTGGGAATTGAGTTTGTTTCAGGTATAGGATCAGCTGAATACAACAAAAAATCTGGAGAAATTATCTACATAGATAATAGAGCACCAATTCCAAGATCTGCTAGCCAAAAAGAAGATATCAAAGTCGTACTGGAGTTTTAAGTTAAATGGCACAAAACACTAATTTAAATGCATCCCCATATTTTGATGACTTTGACTCAACAAAAAATTATCATAGGGTATTATTTAAACCCGGTGTACCAATACAGGCTAGAGAACTAACCACACTTCAATCTATTTTACAAGACCAGATAGAAAAGTTTGGAAAACATTTTTTCAAAGAAGGTTCGGTAGTAATACCTGGACAAACCGCTTATGATGATGATTATTTTTATGTACAAGTTGATGCAAATCACTTGGGAATTCCAGTATCCGCATATTTTTCCCAATTAGTTGGGAAATTTATAAAAGGTGAAACAAGTGGTGTTGAAGCATTAGTAGAAAATTATATTACAGACTCCGAGTCAGAGAACGGCAATTTTACTTTATATGTAAAATATCAAACATCTGGAGAAACAGGATCGGAAGCATCTTTTGCAGATGGTGAAAATTTAATTTTGTTGAGTGATTTAAACTATGGACTATCAACTATTACTAAAGATTCAACTTTTGCTACTACGATAATTTCTGAAGCCACTGGAACAGCATCAGCAGCAAAAATACAAAATGGTGTATATTTTATAAGAGGGTTTTTTGTAGACGTACCAACACAAACGGTAATACTTGATCAGTATGGAAATACTCCATCATATAGAGTTGGTCTATTTATTGAAGAATCAATTAGTGTAGCATCACAAAAAAGTCCAGATCTTTTTGACAATGCTAGAGGATTTTCAAACTTTGCTGCTCCAGGAGCAGACAGATTTAAAATCACAACAACACTTATTAAAAAAAGTTTAGATGATTTTAATGACGAGAACTTTGTAGAACTTATAAGAATAGAAGATGGACTAGTTAATAAGTTTGTAAAGGATACTCAATACAATTTAATTAGAGATGAATTAGCAAAAAGAACTTATGATGAGTCTGGAGATTACTATGTAACACCATTTAAGGTTATACCAAAAGAGTGTCTAAATGATAGAATTGGAAATAATGGAATTTATCTTGAAAATCAAATAACAAAAAGTGGAAATATTCCTTCAGATGATCTTGCAACTATACAGATTTCTCCAGGAAAGGCTTATGTTAGGGGATATGAAATTGAAACATTAGAAACAACCTCAATAGACGTTCAAAAATCTAGAACAAAAGATTATTCACAAAATGAATCAATACCTTTCACTCTTGGTAGACAACTAGAAGTTAATAATGTTTATGGATCAGTTCCTGTTGGATTCGGAACGACTTCTATTGTGAATTTATATGGTTCAAGAACATCTTCTGGTGGATCAGCTTCTGGATTAAAAGTTGGTGTTGCAAGACTTTATGATTTTAAATTAAAAAATGCAGAATATTCAAATGAAGCTACAAAATTTGAAACTAGTCTGTATGATATACAAACATACACATATCTAACTTTAAATACCAATACTACTATTAATGCTCCTGCTTATATTGAGGGTGTTAATAGTGGAGCTAGTGGATATCTATCTCAAAGCGTATCTTCATCAAATCAAGTAATTTTATATCAAGTTTCTGGTAGTTTTGCAGTCAATGAAGCTATAAAAATAAATGGAATAACAGATTCCAAAACAGTAACATCGGTAAGAGATTATGGAATTGCTGATATACATCAGATAGTAGGAACAAATCCAGCATTTCCTTTTACAGCAGATCCTATTTTAAGTAAAACTGTTAATATTGCACCACAAGGAGCTTCTTTTACAATATCTGCTGCTAGTGGAGGAGTATCAACTGTTACTGCTGGATCCAATACTTTCACTACGGGAATTAAAACGGGAGACATTATTTCATATTCAAAAACTGGTGAAACTTTACCCACATTTAATGTAGTTAAATCCATATCTTCAACTTTAAACAGCATAGTTCTAGAAGCTTCAACTGCTGTTACAGGAGTTTGTATTGGGGCTCTTCCTGTTTCGCAATTAACTACATCTGGAGTTGCAAAAGTTACTACAGAAGTTCTTAATAATACTAACGCCTTTTTATATGCATCTTTACAATATCCAAATGTATCAAATATAGATTTTACCGGTTCTGATATTGTAGTTAAAAAATCATATCCAATTACAATTTCCAGTGGTTCTTACAGTAATACTTTAGAATCCAGTGTTAATTATAGTCTTGAACCATTTGATGAGGAAGACTACAACTTAACATTCACTTCTACAGGAAATGTTGAAACTTTGACAAATCAAAAAGTATTGATTAGTGGCAATACTATAAACTTACAAAGCATCAGTGAAAATGGTGCAGCTGTTCTAACAGTTACGTTTAAAAAACAAAATGTTAAATCTAGGAAGAAAACATTTTCTAGATGTAAGTCATTAATAGTTAATAGATCAACTCAGGTTGGTTCTGGAATTGGAAGTACTTCATTAGGTGATGGATTAACATATAGTTCAATCTATGGAACAAGAGTTCAGGACGATAAAATTTCTTTAAATGTTCCTGATGTAGTAACTGTTTTGGGAATCTATGAATCTAATGATTCAAATGATCCAGATCTACCAAAATTAAACCTATCTGAACTGAGTTCCAATATCACAAATGCAGTTATTGGAGAAAAAATATTTGGATCCGACAGTAACACATGTGGTATCCTTGTGAATTCTGATGGAACCAATCAAATTGAGATTCTTTATAGAAACGAAAATTCTTTTATTGTTGGAGAAGTAATAACTTTTGAAGAATCAAAAATAACTGCAAAAGTATCTGCATTTTTAGAGGGAGACCGAAATATTTTAGATCAATATAGTTTGAATGAAAATCAAAGAGCAGAATACGCAGATTACTCGTTTATCTATAGAAAGACTGATACTGCACCTCCATCAAAAAAAATAAAAATCATTTACAGCCACTACGATTTTGAAACTAATGATGATGGTGATTTTGTAAGTATTAACTCTTATGATGCTGATAGATATAAAAATGACCTCCCGTTTGTAGACGGAACAATAGCCAGTGATATTATAGATGTAAGACCAAGAGTATCTCCATATGATTTGTCAACAGCAACATTGTCACCTTTTGAATTTTCTTCAAGAGTTTTCCAGTCTTCGTCAAATTCTTCTCCACTTCCATTCACAAAAGATAAAAATTTAAATATATCTTATTATTATTATTTGGGTAGAATAGATAAAATTTTCCTATCAAAAGATGGAAAATTCATTATTAATAGTGGTGTACCTTCTTTAAGTCCTAAAGAACCGAATAATATTGATAATGCCCTAGAGGTGGCTACAATTAAACTTCCTCCATATGTATTTGATGTTGGCGATATTAAAGTCAATACAACATCACACAAAAGATACAGAATGAAAGATATCCAAAAACTTGAGGATAGATTGAAAAATGTTGAATATTATACATCACTCTCTTTATTGGAACAGGAAACAAAATCGTTGACTATACAAGACTCCACAACTGGTCTTGATAAGTTTAAATGTGGTTTCTTTGTAGATAATTTTAAGAGTTCTTTAGCTGGCAATCTTGCTGATCCATCTTATAGATGTAGTATTGATACTAAAGAAGGTGTGATGAGACCACAACATTATACTACCTCACTGGATCTATTGTTGGGTTCTGAAGCAATTGTTGGAGTTGCGTCTACATCCAATCCAACGGCAGATTATAATTTTGTGACAAATTTGGGATCTCCAAATGTAGTTAAGGTAGGTAAAAGTGTTTGTTTGAAGTATAGTGATGTTGTATATATTGAGAATAAATTTGCTACAAGAGTTGAAAACATTAATCCATTTGCTGTTGTTAATTGGATTGGTAGTATTGAACTAAATCCAGAATCAGATACTTGGATTGATACTAGTGTTGTTAAAAAAGTTAAAGAAAGCGAAGGAAATTATTCTGATACTATAGCACAATTTAGTATTGATACTAATACTGGATTATCTCCGATTGAATGGGGCGCTTGGGAAACTAATTGGACGGGTGCTAAAATTGATAATACAACGCCAATGGGCGAAATTTTTATTAAATCTGATTTGGTTAGTGAAACAACTAAAAGAGGAACTTTCCAAAGCGGAAAAGGAGTACCAATTACAACTACTAAAGTATATAAGGATCAGTATACATCATTCCAAAATGTTACCGCAACAAAGACAGGAACTAAGACGAAAAAAGGTATTCAATATAAAGTAACAGAAAGTTGGCAGTCAATTCCATTAGGACCAAGTATAGTTTCAACTGATACTATTCTTACATTAAGATCAAGAAATATTGAATTCATTGCAAAGAGGATGAAACCAAATACACAGGTTTATCCTTTCTTTGATAATGTTGATATGTCTTCATATATTGTTCCAAAACTTTTGGAAGTCAAAATGTCCTCGGGAACTTTTACTGCAGGCGAAACAGTTTCTGGATCCTCAGGTTCCGTAAATATTAAATTTAGACTTGCTAAAGCTAACCATAAATATGGTGCATATAATGATCCAAGCGAAACATATATTCAAAACCCATATAAAACATCTGAAGATCTTCCATCAAACTATTCTACAACCACGAATGTCCTAAATGTAGACTGTGCATCTCTAGAACTACAAACTGAGTCCGGTTATTATGGGTATGTTGTTAAAAATATGAAATTAACTGGCCAAAGTAGTGGAGCTGTTGCAGTTATTGAAAATGTTAGACTCTTAACTGACAAATCTGGAACAGTTATGGGATCTCTACATATTCCAGATCCAAAACAACCATCAAATCCGCAATTTGAGACTGGAGCAAAAACATTCCTACTTACTTCAAGTGGTAGTAATGAAACAGTTGTTGGAACTGTTGGTACTTCTGCAGACGGAAAGTTTACATCTGCAGGAAC